AATTCTGCGGGTGTTGAGCAGTTTGTTGCAACCGGTGTTGAAATGGTTGAGGGTAGACGTACAACAACATCTGAAATTATTAGTTCTATTAATTTAAGAGGTCCAATACTATTACCAAATAATAACGTAGACACTACTACAATTCAAGTAACAGTAAGAGAAAACACAAATAGTAGTGTTACCGAGACTTATGTATTTTCAGATACAATTCTAGATGTAACAAGCACATCAAAAGTATTTTATGTTGAAGAAGCAACTTCTGGATTTTATGAGGTATCTTTTGGTGACGGTGTTTTAGGTAAACAACTAGAAATAGGAAATATTGTAACAGTTGAATATGTTGTTTGTAGTGGCACAGGTCCAAACGGAGCTAGATCATTCAGAAACGCACAAAATTTATCAGGAGCAAATGAGACTATTACTGGAACAGTAACAACTGCCGCAAGTGGTGGTGCAATTAGAGAAGACGTTGAAAGTATTAGATTTACTGCTCCTAGATATAATGCAGTAAAAAATAGAATCGTAACAAGAACAGATTATGAAACTGTTATTAAAGCCGCAAATCCAAACATTAAGTCCGTTACCGCTTGGGGTGGTGAAGACAATGATCCTCCTATTTACGGAAGAGTTTTTGTGTCGCTACAACCAGAAGACGGATTTACGATTACTACAGAAGAAAAGAACACTCTCAAGAATGATGTAATCTCTTTGAAACAACCTATTACAATGGATACTCAGTTTGTAGATCCAGAGTTCACTTTTGTTGGTTTAAATATTTCAGCAACATATGACCCTAAAGTAACTTCACAATCTCCTTCTGCACTAGAAGCATTAATCATTGCTGAAGTACAAAGTTATTTTGCTGGCACACTAAACGCTCTGAAGAAAAATTTCTATTACTCATTTATAACCAATAGAATCAATAATGTGTCTAAGTCTATTATAGGTAATAATATTGAGTTACGTATTCAAAAACGTCTTATTCCAGTATTAAATAACAACACTAGATACGAACCTAAATTCAACAATAAAATCTTACCTAATTCTATTAGAACAAATTACTTTAATGTAATCATAAACAACGTAACATATTCTAAAGTTTCAATAGTAGATAAACCTAATGCTGATGTTCTCGCTCCAGTCTACTCTGGTTCTGGAATTTTAGAACTACGTGACGTTGATTCTAACACTATCTTATTAGAAAATTTAGGAATTATTGATTACGATACTGGTGCACTTGACATACCATCAATGAATGTAGCATCTGTTAATGGTGCAGTACCTGATATAAGAATTAATGCAACACCTCACGAAGGATCTAAAGACATCTCTACGGATATCTTAATTAGAACTTCAGAAGAACAAAAATTTGCGATTACTCCTTTGCCAGCAAGAAATATTATTTTGAATTTGGATAAAAGTTCAATTGATAGTTTGAATAATATAAGAGCTGGAGTAACTGTCACAATGGTACCGAGAGTAGCTGATTAATGAGTATCGCTCCAAAATTTCAAAAATATCTAAAAGCTATTACTGTTACCAACGGTGGCAGTGGATTTCAGCCGGGCAATTCAAATGTATTGACTTCTGGAGATCAGCAATATGCTATTGATTATTTTGGAGAAAACTATGTTCTTTATTACGGTCAAACTACAACTACACTTGTCGCAGAGTTAAAAGTATTAATTGGTGCACCAACAAGTACAATACCAAATGATGAGTTAGTACAAGCAACTGGTACAGCAACATTAAATAGTTCTGGTGAAGTCACTGCAATTAATATTACTAATATTGGTGACGGATATATCACAGCACCAACTATAGAACTTTTAGGTACTCCTAGTCTATTAACAAATACTTCAACTACTGACATACTAAGAGATGATGGTACTTATTCTGATATTGCAACTACGTCCGATGGATTAGGAACAGGACTTACTGTCGATATTATAATTGAAGGTGGAGACATTGTTAAGATTTTACCTACTGGAGGACAAGATTATAGAATAGGAGAAGTTCTTTCTGTAGGTGCTGTTACTATAGGTGGTACTGGTGAAGAAGATGATATCACGTTTACAGTTACAAAAATCAATGGTGGTAATGGATTTACTGCAACTGTAGAATTAGATCAAGTTGGTAAAGGAAATAATTATTATCCAGAAAAAATATCTACTGGTATAGTAAATCAAATACCAGAATTTATTCGTGAAGAATATCCTGTATTTGCTACGTTCATTAAAAAGTATTACGAGTATCTTGAATCTAACACAACATCGTTTGGAATCGCTCCTACAAATGTTATTAATACCATACAAGATAGATTAGATATTGATTTTAAAGATAACTTAGAAGCAACAAGCACTGATTTCTTAGATCAATTTTTTGAAGATTATGGTAAAGATTTTCCTGTTACCATGTCAGCAGATAAAAATCTTCTTGTAAAACACATAACAGATTTCTATACTTCTAAGGGTACTAAAAAAGCAATAGAAAATCTATTCAAGATAATGTACAACGAAAACATCGAAGTTTTTGTTCCTAATTCTCTTGTTCTAAGACCATCTGATAACAATTGGTCAAGAGAATATGTTGTTAAAGTATATGAAAATATATTCTTACCTGCTACTGGCGGTACAGTATATGACCCCACAGAGTTTGAAGGTAAAGCAGTTGTTATAAGTTACTTTGAATCTATTGGATCAGTTACTACTAGAAAAGAAAGAGAAACGGTTGTCAAGCAGGTTAAGAAAATTTCTTACACTGTGCCACAAGCATATGAACTTACTTTAGAATTGCCCGATGATTTTGTAATTCCAAGTATAGGAACAGGAGCAACTTATACTCCCGTACTTGGTGGTAAAATTGCTACGATAAATTCCGTAAGTGGATCAGATGCTAGTAGAACTGCTGGCACTTATGTTATAGACACTACCGAATATACAACAAACGGAAATGGTACTGGTGCAGAATTTAGTGTGGTCGTTGATAATACTGGTCAGGCTACAGTATCTATTACCACAGTAGGAGATAACTATGCTCCTGGTGATACTATTACTATTCTTGATGCAAGATTAGGAAACGGTGGTGCCGTTGCGGTAACATTTAATATTGCTACAATTACAGATGGTAAAATATTTTCGATTACCATTGATAGTGCTGGTGAACAATACTCAGCAAATCATCCGTTAGTTGTAACTCCAGATTCAAGTGATACAATTACGCAAGTTGCTGATCCTCTTGTACGAGTTACGAACGGCAGTGCAACGTCTGTAGTTTTTATAGACGATAAAAATGGAGTTGGATATAATCATATTCCTCAATTGAGAGAATCACTTTATTTCCAAGCGGCTTACATAAGTTTGCTAACTGATGACAGAACTGATGTAAACAGTAAAAGAGCAGTACCAAATAGAATTTTACATAAAGTTGCAGTAAAGTCAACAACGGGTGAGGCAAATGGAGGCTTTGCTGTTGGACAATCTTATAAGGTCGATGAAAATGCAACGTTAAGTCCATACGCATTAGATTATTTTTCTGAAGATTACACATTAACTGGTATTGCTAATCGCGCATTTGTCAAAGTCGCGCAGGTTGGAACAGATAATTTCCCAACTGCACTAGATGTAATCGCCATTGGCATTGGATTCCAATCATCTACATTTGATTTTAATATTGTATCTCCGTTAGGTTATACAACAACTCTTACTTGTACTACGGGATACAATGCGATTTATCCAGGAATCTTTGAAGACACTCGTGGATTCTTATCTGATGCAAATAAAGTACAAGATAGTAGATTATATCAAGCATTCTCATATCAAATTAGATCGGAAAGACCTAAATCAGAATGGGGCGAATTTGTAAAACGAGCGGCTCATCCATCTGGTATGGTAGCATTCTCTGATCTACAGATAAAAAATACTATTGATTTTAATACTATTACTTCTGTCGATACTGATTTATTCTTCTATGTGGTTATGCCAGACATAGAAGAAGTTCTTGTAAGTGAAACTGTTGCAAAAGATATGCACTTGCCTTCAGAAGCAGATACATATGCAACATCTGAACCATACTATTCTATGGAGCCAGGTCTTAATAAAGTAGATATTACAGACTTTACTGAGTTGCTTGCCAAGGATATAGAAACTGTTTATACAGATGCAGTTAATCCATTCCACGGATCTGTTGTATTTGGTGTAGAAGCTGTTTTCATTGACAGTTTTATAGTTGATGATAGTGCTCCAATACTTGTTATTGAAAACGTATTAGCAGATACTTATGGCGCAGATGATTTACCTGTACTTGAACCCGGTACCGTACTTTCAGATAGTTACCAATTTGAAGACACTGATTCTGAATATGCGACAGATTACTTTGCCGCAGACTATACTTCTGGTGTTCCTCTCGTAGTACTTCATTTTGATAAGCATTTTGATCAGCTAGTTTTTGGTGCATACGCGATAGATTACTTTGCTGAAGACTATTCAGATTTAACTTCAGAAGGAAACTCAAATAATGCTGGTGATAGGGTACACTATTCAGATGTACCTTCAATTGAATGGCAATCAGGAATTATAGCAGATACATTCAATGTTCAAGATAGTGCTGTGGTTACTCTTGTTGTAATTAGAACGACAAATGATTCGCTGACAACTGCTGACAATGTAGAATTATTAAATATTGGTTTAGGTCCAACAGAAATAGTTTCGACTGCTGACCCAATAAATGTGATGAATGTTACCACAACATATACAGATACTTACGCATCACAAGATGTCTTGACCGGAAAAGATGTGGGTATGATACCTACAGAGTCCATAGAAACATCTGAAAATGTGTTGAAATTCCCAAGTATAAATAAAACAGATACATCAAACGCAAATGAATCTGGATCAGTTATAAAAACAGATTTTGTTGATAGTACTGATTACTTCTTAGAAGATTATGTCGCAACTGAAGTAAGAAGCATTGCGTAAGTGTTATAAATAGAATTGTAAAATGTTCGTAAAAACCCATAGGAGATAAAAATGGACAGCAAGTTAAAACTAAACGCTACAGGCAAGTTGCACGTAGCACTTTATGGACCAGATGGTTCTTTGAAAGAAGAGCGTTCGGTTACCAACGTGGTAGTAGACGATGGTCTAGATCACATCGCAAGTAGATTGGGCGCATCTTCTGCTCCAACTGCAATGTCGCATATGGCAATTGGATCAAGCAGTACTGCCGCAGCCTCTGCCGACTCATCACTTGGAACAGAATTAGGTAGAGTTGCATTAACATCTACTACTGTTACCAATTCATCTGTACAGTACATCGGGGATTTCCCAGCTGGTACTGGTACTGGTGCAGTAGTTGAAGCCGGTGTATTGAATGCATCAAGTGGTGGAACGTTATTGTGCCGCACTGTGTTTGCAGTGGTTAACAAAGGCGCCGCGGATACGTTGAAGATTACTTGGACCGTAACTGTAGCTGATTCTTAATATAGTTTAGGTATCTAATAGTGACTTTACTACTTACAAATCAGGCTAGAGTACAAAACGCTAGGTCATTCTATAGGGATGTATTCAACAATAAGGACTACTTCTATTTTTATGCAAGTAGACCTTTGCCCTGGACAGATGACCTGGTGCCAACTATTCCTGAAGACGCACAAACACAACTTTCTGATGTTAGGCGCGACACACTTTTTGTAAAAAGAGTTCAAGGAGCAGATTGTTGTCTTCTTGCCACGCGTAGAGATTGGGTAAGTGGTACGGTTTATGATCAGTATGATGATGGTTATACCACAACAAATACTGCATCCAGTGGAGCCACGTCTTTAGCCGCATCATTATTTTATGTGATGACAAGCGATTTTAATGTATATAAATGTATTGAAAATCATAGTGGTGGTCAGAGTATCAGAAAACCAACCAGTACAGGCTCAGAAGTTTTTGAGTTAAATGATGGGTACAAATGGAAATTCATGTACCAAGTTGCTGTAGCAGATAGAGGTAAGTTCTTAACGGATGATTATATTCCTGTAAGAAAGGCTTCTGGTTCTGGTCAACCAGCATTTGATGTGAATGGAGAAATTGATACCATATCGATAACTGCTGGTGGTTCTGGATATACTAGTGCACCAGTTGTTACTATTGAAGGGGATGGAACAGGAGCATCTGCAACTGCTACACTAACTGGTGGAGCAGTAACAGGAATTACTTTAGATACAGAAGGTTTTGGATATTCATTCGCTTTTGTTAAGTTTACTGGTGGTG